ACCGGCCATTCCTAATGCTTGTGGATTATTAAATAACCCAGAGAGTGTTTGTGAGATACTACCAAAAGGGTTGGATGTGTCCTGTGGTAATGTCGGCATTGCTTGGAATTGAGGGCTGTTCCCATAGAAGTTACCACTACCACTATAATCTATATTACCGCCAGATCCCTGATTATAATTAGGCGTATATCCATAATCCCAATCACCACTTGAATAATCATTATTACCATATCCAGACCATGCACCGGACCAGTCATCTGTTGTTACATCCAAATTATTTGTATAATCTGATGTATCACCAAAATCCATGCCACCATCACTTGAATAGCCACTATCGTCCATCCAATCAAAATCATTATCTTCCCAACCCATAATTATGGTTCCTTTCGCTGCGTTGTATAAATAAATGTAACACGGTTAACTATAAAAGTCAATCACTTAGTAAACTCAGTTCTAGAACCAAGAGTATCTATTTCATAGTGAAAATCAACATACAAAAGACCACAAGTATTAGTGTATGTATCTGATGCATTTCCTGAGTACCGGAATAAACGACACATCAGTATTGCACTTATCTCATCTTGATTTGTAGTAGGAGTTATTCCTGCAAATGGAGATATATAATGTTTGTATTTAACTAAATTAGCATCATTAGGAACAAGGCCTGTAGTATAAGCAATTGTTGTGTTCCCAAAGACTTGTCCTATATCTGCCCAATTATATTCTAATCCCCAGACAGGTCGTTGTCCTACTCCTGCTGCTAGTGGTATCCAATGCACATGTGGGTATATTGTAGTGCCCTTCCAAGAGTGCGGTAATTGTACTTGGAAGAAGACTTCTTTCTCACTAGCTGTAGTAGCATCTGTAAAGTTGTATAAGAACACTCCACGTGAACCTGCACCATTATCAAACCATTTAGTAAATGTAGGATCATTTGTGCCTGTTTCTTTGATGTTAGGTTCTACTCTAAGATCATCCCATACAGTTGTTGTTCCATTGAATGTTATAAATCCAGTTGTATCAAAGTCAGTATAATTACCTCCAGCCACATCACCTACTTTAAAGGAAGGAAATTCCTTTGTTGTAACTGCTATATTATCTGCTGTATTTAAATGATACCGCTCGCCTGCTGTACCACCCTGTAATCCCTGTAAGTTACCATGATCTCTTGCTGCAATATCTGTGATATTAGAACCAGCAAAGTTAATAATATACCAAGGAACAGAACCGGATGTAGAAACATAGTTACGAAGTTGTCGATACCACTCAAGCCAAGTAAAGCTCCCCGGCTGATCATTCACCGGGGGTGGTGGCAATCCTTGTGCCATACTTAACTATCTCCCTCATAAAAGGATACTTCTAAACTTTCAAGACGTAACGGGTAATTAAGATCATGTTTCATATTGAAAGCCCTTCGTCTAAAGCTACCTAGTCTTGACCAGTTAGGGAAGTCATCTGTTAGTGTTACTGTCTTTGTGTTAGACCATGTTTGATAGTCATCATCTGACCATCTGATACTTAATGCATTACCAGTTGCATATCTATCACCAACGGGTCTTACCGCTCGCATAAACTTCCGATTATATGTATCCATATCATACTTGTTAGTAGTTACATCAACAAGGATAGCTGTCCCATCATCTGTATATTTAGTGGGGTCTATCTTATAAACACATCCATTAGAGTTATGTAGAGCATACGCAGCTCCTATATGAGCATCTGTTATGTAGTCACACGCAAAGGTAGTATGAGACCCATTATTGTTACTAGACCATTCATGCCATAACTTCTCATCCATATCATAGACAAGGGTTCTACCTAAACTAGTTAGATTAATTACATAGAACAAATGTCCCATTGTACGAACACCAAACCCACGACAATCTAGCGGAGTTTCTTCTCCATCAAGGATACGTTCTATATACTCATCACTTATCTTCTTTGGTTGGAATCCATCTACCTGCCATACTGCTCTACCACCAGATTCAGATTGTCCTACAAACATAAAGGTCTTCTCTGTCTGGAAGACTGCATAAGGCATCGCGCAGCCCATTTGCAGGGTCGTAGAGTCATTTCTATTAAGAGGGCTACCACTTACGTTAGCTGCATCATAAAAGAACTCTACAGACGTTTCTCCAAAGACTACAATCTGATTGTTCTGTCTTGCTAGAGCTACCACTGGATCAGGGAACATTTCAGCAGAAAGGTATTGACCGCCATCCCACTCATCTGGCTCATCCAAGATGCAGTTATATACATCACTTCCCTTAGCTAGAAGAATATATCCATCAATGAAGGTGGGTACTGGAATATGTGGTGTTGGGAAGTCATTAAGATAGGCTGTTGCTGTTGCCCCGGCACCACCTCCACCAGTGAAACTAATTGTTGGTGCAGATGTGTATCCACTACCAGCATTAGTGATTACAATACTAGTTACAATACCGCCAGATACAGTAGCAGTAGCAGCTGCGTCTATACCACCCCCACCTGTAAAGACTACTGTAGGTGCTGTCTCATAGCTACTTCCACCAGCAGTTATAGTGATCTGTCTGATCGTATCATTAAAGACAGTAAGGACAGTCCCATCACTCTTTACAATCCAACCTCTAGTTCCATCACATATAAAGAGATAATCGCCTAATGTGGTACTATTAGCAAGAATCATTCCTACTTTAGCATCTGCATCTGTTAGAGTAATTACAGATGTTGGAGGAGAACCATCCTCGTAGATATGACCATCGATAGCTACATATAATTTACTTCTAAACCATGCAATTCCTCTTCCATATCCAGTACCAAAGTCTTTATATAAAGTAAGACCTGGTCTTTTATTTAGAAAGATACGGGTACTTTCAATTGCTTCTACCTTACGAGTCTCTGGGAACATATTAACAAAACGTTGATCCTTTGCACCAGACACATCTCTATTGGACATGGCACCTATAATTGGTAGGCGAACATTTTGTTCTTGGTATTTATTTTTACGTTGTTGTTGTGCCATACTTACCAACCTCCATCAGATGATGAAGAAGAATCACTATCACTACTGTCATTACTAGAGGAATATCCACTACCCTCTCCAGAGGCCGGACTGCTTCCCACTCCACTATAACCATAACCACCCCAACCACTACTGCTACTACTACTGCTAGAGGAAGTACTAGGTACGCGATTATACTGTGCCCCACCATAGGGGCTATAGTTTTCATTGCCACTACTCATCCAACTTCCTGGGGTGGGGGTGTATCCGGGATAAAAGAAACCACCTTGCCATGAGGCAGGTTGTGTTGTATTAGGAGAGAACAATCCCTCAAGACCTCTACGCGGATTCCAATCAAGATCTTTTCCAGTCATGGCACTAACACCCCATGTGCCCAATCCCATAAGAAGATCAGCTACCCCAAGTCCGGGAACAGCTTTGGTAAGAGCACTCTTTCCAAAAGACCATGCTGCATCTTTTGCCATTTCCCCAAAGTCTTTTCCTTTAGTAATACCAGATGCAACTGTACCAGCTAGTTCAGGAAGACCTGTTATTTTCCCAAGGGGTGTTTGTCTTGTAACCCAATTAGTTAGGCCACTTAATCCAGATGCAGTATCGCCTCTAGCAAAATTAACCGCAGAAGAACCTAACCCGGCATATCTACCAAGACCACCAACCCCCATCATAGTACCGACTATTGGAGCAGCTACTCCGGGAATAGGACCACCTGATTTTCCACTAGGAGAAGTCGATTGCCCAGAACTAGAGTAGTTACCAGATAATCCTAGACTATCTACATTATTCTTTAGTCTACTATATGTACTAGCTTCTGTTGGTGCGTATCCATTATTACTAAATAAGTCTTGTAGAGGCTGTGTTCCTGTTGATGTAGGTTGCTTGGGTTCCTGCCACGGCTGAGACATTTGCTTACGAATTGCTTCATTACGTAAGCGTTGATTACTTATCTTCTCTTGTGCAACTTGATTAGCAACATCTTGTAATTGTGTTACCATTGTCTAGTCTCTCTCTGGAAGAACAAACTCCCTTCCTCGGTACCAAACCCAAGCGCAGCAACCTTAATGTCAGCGGCCTCTCTTCCAAGTACTTGCCGTTGATCTATAGGCAACCCATACTCAGAAGCAAGTGCTACTGCAAGACCATACAGAACAGCCATATACCATTCTTGTGGAAAGTCGGGTGTATCTGTAGAAGCATTAAAATCTTCATATGGACGCTGGTGTGTTATATACAGTTGCTGTGCGGAAGCATCTGTTGCTGATGGTGTTGGGAATACATATAGGATACCACTATCACGGAGTGGCTCATAATACACCTGTATAGGATTACCTGATGTAGTCTTATTACCTAGGATAGAATATTCTTGTTTAGTAATAATACGCATAGGAACATCTACATTAGATGTAGTATTTCTATTCCATGCTTGTATAACCTTAAGTGGCTTGTCCGTATTAACCGTCTTACCCGTACCAATCTCATAACTATTTACATCTGTTGTAAGTGGTATGGTTGTAGTACGTAGTGCCCATAAAGGCATTCCATCAGCCTGCCATGCCTTCACTAGTAGGTTAAGGGCAAAGGCACCCTCAGTATATTGATCTGCTGTTGGTACTTCGCCTTGAGCAACTACACCTATTTTACGCAAAGCACCTTTAATTATATCATCTCTGGTAATAGAGAATGTAGTTGTTCCACTGGTCATTTTATATGATCCCTCATAAATAATAGAAAAGCTGTAACACCACCAGCAATACTAACTACCCATTTAACGAAAGTAACAACTCCTTTAGCTTGTTGCCAAGCCTCGGTAAGTGCAGTCATTTCCCGTCTAAGTTCTTTTATATCAGCAAAGAGTTGCTCAAATTTAAGATTCTCGTCTTGTATATGTAGAGCTAAAATCTCATCCAATTCTTTCCTGATTTCATAATTCATATCTCCCATTTGATATTATTCATCAAATTCATAGTATGTACATTCAGGACATTGCCAGATTGGAGTACCATCTTCATCGACAGTAAGATACAAAACAGCACCATCTACAGGGCAACGTTTACGTACTACTCGTAATTCCATATTATCTTTTTGTTCCATTAGATTCTCCTAAATATATATTATAAATATTTTAATTTTATAGCCGCTATATCGGAATTATATTCCACTCGTAGATCTTCTATATCTAGAAGTACGGCTGCTTTTTTATCTACTTCTGTTGGGCCATCTGATACTAAAACAGATAACCAACTTAATTGTAATTCTTGATTATCCATTTTATATTGAGCAGTTCTCT